CGACAGCACGCCGTCGATCACGCCAAGCTCGAAAGCCGTGTGCGCCGACCACAGCACGCCTTGGTCAAGCGAGCGCGCGCGGTCCTCGTCCCAGCCGCGGCCCTCGGCGATGCCCGCGACGAAGTCGTCGTAGTATTCGCCCACGAGCCGCTGCGTGTCCGCGAGGTAGTCCTCGGAGACCGGCACGCCGGGCGCGCCTTGGCCCTTGAGCCCGCCGGAGGTGACGAGGTGAATCTTGATGCCTTCATCGGCCAACATCTTGGACACGTCGCCGACTAGCGTGTAGACGCCGATCCCGCCGACCTTCGCGCTGCGTTCCGCCGTCACGATGCTGGCCTGAGCCGCGACGTGGTAGCCCGCCGACGCGCCCATGCCCGAGACATGCGCCGCCACGGGCTTCATGCGCCGCGCGGCCTGCACCTCGTCCGCCAGGATGGACACGCCGCCAACCTCGCCGCCCGGCGAGTCGATGTCGAGCATGATGCCCGACACGTCGGGCGACGCCGCCGCCGCCCGCACAAGCCTCGTCACCGCGCTCGTGTCGGTGGCGCCCCAGTAGGCCCCGGCCATCATCGGCCCGGCGATGCGCACCATGGCGATGCCGTTGGCGATGCGGGCAACGGTCGGCATCCCGGTCTCGTCGTCGATGTCAACCAGCGCGTCGGGCACTTCCGCCGCCGCCACGATGCGCCGCTCCGGGCGCATCGCCTGCGCGCGCGCCAGCGCGCCCATGATCGCCACGGGGTCGCCGTACCAGTAGCTCGCCGCCGCCATGATGAGCCCCGCGTTATCCATGTCCGTTTGCCCCGTTGGTCAGGAGTTGAGCCCGCGCCGCGAGCGTGCCGTTGCCGACGGCCCTCTTGTCAGAGGTGGCGGTGGAGCCCGGCGCCGTCTCCGGCGGCTCCTCGTTCTCGGCGGTGCCCACGCGATCCAGAGGCACGATTGCCCCCTGCACGAGCGGCACGTTCGCAAGCGGCGAGTCGAACGGGTTGAGGTTCTCGGCCTCGCGCACCTCGTTGATCGAAAGCCAGCCGCCCATGATGCCAGAGTTGTTGAAGGTCGCGCGCTCGACGCCACGGCCACGGGTAAGCTCTGACGTGTCGAACACCGCCTTTTGCCCAACCGCAAGCAGCTTGCGCGTCAGCTCTTCCGCAAACTCCGTCAGGTGCGCCTTGAGGCAGTCGCCAAGGTGCGAGCGGTTCATCTCCTCGATGTTGGTCAGGGTCGCGCGCGAGAGGTCTTGAAGCTTGGCGGGCGATATCCGGAACCATCGGGCAACCTGCTCAACGGTGAAGCGGCGCGACTCAAGGAACTGCGCGTCCGTGTTCGGCATCGAGATGGCGCTGTACTTCATGCCCTCGGCCAAGACCGCCGTGCGATAGGCGTTGCCCGCGCCGTACTTGCTCTCCCAGTCCGCCATCAGGCGGGTCTGCGCCTCGGCTGAGAGCTTCGATGGATGCTCGAGCACGCCGCCGATACGCCCGCCGTTGCTGAAGAACCGGTCGGCGTGCATCTCCTGTGCGAGCCCCGTGGCAATCGTCGTCGCCGCGAGCTGCGCCATGGACAGGCCGACCATGCCGTCGAGCGAGTAGTTCTTGAGGTGGATCATGTCGCCGCGCTCAACCCTCACGCGGCCTTGCCCGTCGTTCCACACGTCGTAGTAAAGCACGCCCGCGGCGTCGCGCTCGACCTCGACGCGCCACGGGTGGACGGGTTGAAGCGCCACCGGCGCACCGGACGCCGACCGCATGATGGCCGCGTAGGCGTTGCCCCAGCCCAGCTTCCAGCGGATCAGGAGCGACTTGAACTCGAAGGGCGTCATCTCCGTGGAGGGCGCGCGCGTCAGCAGGACCGCCGCGCCGGACTCGATTCGCCGGTGCTCGATGCCCTTGGTGCGCTGGTTGGTGTAGGCTTCCTTGACGACGATGGGGAGGTTGGCCACGTCCTCGGCGATGACCTTGATCGCGCCCGCGTAGGCGTCCAGCGCGAAGGCCCCCTCGGGGTTGACGCTCAACTGGAGCGCCCCGCGCGAGGGCGGCGTGGGCGACAGGTAGATGGGCGCGCCACCGCTCCAACCCATGCCGCCGCCGTCCGGCTTCGTGGGGGAAATCATGGCGGACAGGTAGGCGCGCGCGCGTTCGAATAGGGGCATCTGGGACGGCTCCTACTTCAAGATACAACGCAGCCCCCGCGCTAGAGGACCAGCAACCCCTCCGTCTCGTAGACTGACGGCCCCTCGGTCTCGCCCTGCGACCGCCCGATGGCGAACAAGAGGGCCATCAGCGCGTCGATCTTGTCCTTGGACTGCTTGCGGTTCGGGCGCATGAAGCCGTCCCGGTCCACGTCCACCACGCAGTTGGCGACGCACCACGCCAGCACGGGGTTGTCCTCGTGGCGCAGGCGCTTGCCGATCACCAGCCTTTCCAACTCGACGCACGCGGGCGAGACGTACTTCCTGAACTGGAGGAACTCGAAGACGGGCAGCCCGCGCTCCTGCATGGAGGCGACCATTTGCCGGGCGCTCATGGGGTCGATGCCAATGCTCGCCACGTCATGCTCGGCGCACCATTCCGCCACGTCCTCCTCGATGGCCGCGAGGTCTTGGCAGTCGCCCTCCGTCAGCCGCACGATGCCCTCAGCCTCCCACGCGAGGTAGGGGATTTGGTCCTCCGCCGTGCGCCGTGCGGCCCCCACGCGGGGCACCCAGACCAGCACCTCGACGGCGTGCGAGTGGGGCCAGTAGGCCACCATTGCCGTCAGGTCCGTGCGGCTGGACAGGTCAACGCCGACGTGGCAAGGCCCGTCCTTCGCCCCCTCGGGCAACTCGCCGCCGCAGGCGTTCCATGCGTCGCTGGACAGCCAACGGTTCTGGGCCTCCACCTGTTGATTGCAGTGCAGCCGCCGGAACGAGTTCTCCCGCGCGGGGCTTGCCCGCGCCTTCTCGGCGGCTTGCTTCAAGTAGTCCTCGAAGATGGACACGCCCAAGTTGGGGTTGGCCATCGCCCACGTCTCGCGCGCCCACGGGTCGGCGTCGCGCGGCGCGCGGTACAGCACCGGAAGGAACGCGCTGTCCTTGATGCGCCCGGCGGCGACGGCCTCGGCGTAGTCCAGTTGCTCGTTGCAGATGGACTTGCGGATCTCGTCGGCGGTCGTGATCGACACCATCAGGGGCTCGGCGCGCGCCCCCATGGAGGTCTCCATCACGTCGAACAAGTCGCGGTCGCGGTAGGTGTGCAGCTCGTCCATGAGGACAAACGAGGCGTTGAGCCCGTGCTTCGTCCCGGCCTCCGCGCTCAAGGCTTTGTAGCTGGCGACGCGCCCGCCGCTGGCCACGCGGATGGACTTCATCGACTCATGGATTGTGCAGGCAGCCTCAAGCCGCGGGCACTGCTGGATCGACGCCTTCGCCACCTGAAAGGTGATCGCCGCTTGCTCCCGCTCGCTCGCGCAAGAGTAGAGTTCGGCACCATGTTCCTTGTCAGCGAACAGGAAGTAACAGGTAAGCCCAGCCCCCAGCGTGGTCTTGCCGTTCTTGCGGGCGATGTAGACGAGGGCTTGCCGGTAACGGCGCGTTCCGCTGGCCCGCTTCCAGCCGATCAGCGCGCCGACGATGGCCTCCTGCCACGGCTCAAGCACCATCGGCTTCCCGCCCGCGGGGCCTTTGGAGTGGAACATGAACGTGCGGAAGAACGCCACGACGTTGTCAGCCGCCCGCGCGTCGAACCACTCCCCCTCGCCTGCCGTGGCGATGGGGTCATAGCCCTCGGGGAACAGGGCAAAGCGGGCGCGCCACGCGGCGGGGATGGGCTTGGCAGGCACAAGCTAGACGCTCAACTCCACGCCGCCGTCGCGGTCCTCGCCACCGATGATCTCGTCCGGCAGGGGGTTGCGCCCCTCGCGGCTGGGGGGGGTGAGGCCGAGCAAGCCAAGCCCGCGCACCACGATCTGCCACAGCTTGGCGCGCTCGCCCATCAAGGGGTGCGGGCGCAGCATCTCCGAGCCCGCCGGGGTGACGGTCATGTAGGTCTCCCCGTCGCGGCGCAGGATGTCGCGCACGCGGAGGAAGTCCACGAGGGCCTCCGCCGTCATCGCCAGCGCGTCGCCATCCACCTCGGCCACGGCCCCGATGCCAGCCGCCCTCTCGCCCAGCCGGGCGAACTGCTCGCGCGCCTCCACCGACAGCCACTCGGGCGGCTCAGGCACGGCACGCACGAGCGAGGCCGCGATGCGGTGCTTGCGCTTGTCCATCTGCCGCGAGCCGGACAGGGCCAGAACGTTGGCGGGCTTGGGTTTCGGTCCTCGTTGGCCCATGTCGGCAGCCTTCTTGTTGATAATGAGAAACGGTTCTTGTTTATGGGCGCAAATGTGCGCGACTTTCAAAGGCTACGCGGTAGCACAAGCGCACTAGCAATCCGAATGGCCCCCGTCCCCCGTAGCAAGGGAGGGCTCGCCCCCCTTCCACCTGTAGCCCTTGAACAGTCGCTCGGCCTTGGCGTAGTCGCCTCGCCGCTCGATGGCCGTCACGCACTTGTGACAGCCGTGGCACAGCGGGGCGATGTTGTCGGGCTCATGCGCCAACTCAGGGAAGGCGAGCGCGCCCTTGATGTGGTGAAGCTCGTCGGCAACCTTCACCTCGCCTTGCTTGACGTGGTAGCCGAACGGGTCGGCGCACAGTGGCTGGACCATCAGCATGTGGCGCCTGAGCTTCTTCCATCGCTGCTTGACGCGCGGATCATTCGTGCGGTCCCGGTTGTCACGCCCGCGGGCCTTGCGCTTGGCATGGGGGTTGGCGGGCTTCCACTCGTGGTTGGGCACCCGATGGATGGGCGGCAGGCTAGGCATACCGCCCCCCCGTGCCCGACATAAACCTCTCCATTGCCAGCAGCCGACGCCGCTCTTGCTTCTCAAGGTTGTGCAATGTGTTGTCGATTGTCGTGTGCAAAAGGTTATACATAGAGCCCCGCGGGGCCGCGAACTTCTGGGCAGCCATCCAAGCCCGCTCGATGCAGGCGTCGCAACAGTCGCCGCGGTCAAGGCGCACCGCATGGGGCTTGGCTAGGTAGTCATCCACGAGGATGTCCACGAGGATCATCACCTGCCGGGCGAGCCCGTCCATGTCCTGCATGGCCAGCGCCTCTGTTGCCGCGGCCTCGTCAAAGCGCAGGGGCTTGCGCTTCATTCCCAGATGCTCCTTGAGGCGTCGCGCATCACCGCAAGCGTCCGGCTGGACGTGCCCACGGGCAGCCCCATGCGCAGGTCAGCCGAGACGCTGTTGGGGTCGTCGTGGCGCACCATGTGCTCCACCAGCCGGGCGCAATCCGGCGAGGTCTGCGAAAGCCTGTCCAGCGTCAGCCGTGCCTCCAGCGCCTCCTGCGCCCTCTCGGCCTGCGGGCACGCGCTGGACGGCCCTCCGTGGTCATCGGTCTCGGTCGTCGGCGTCATGGGCAGGCCTCCTGTTGCGTTGCGGTGGCATAGGCCGAAAGGGCGGTCGGGGTCAAGGGCGAAGGTTAGGCGTCAATTTCTCGAATAGAGGCGAAATGCGGGCCGCTAGGACGCGCCCCCGTGGGTTGACCCTTGCGAGCCCCCGTTTTGCCCGTGGCGGGCAAGGAAGGCGGTCACGAGGCGCCAGCCATCGCCCTAGTCATCGGCTTGCGCAGGTTGACGGCTGGTAGGTCAATCAGGACGGCGTCATCGCGCAGCCGCGACATGACGGCGTCACGCAGGTCTTGGTCGTCGCCAGCCACTCGGGCAGCGCCCGGATTCGTGGTGATGATGGTGGGGGCGCGGCGAGAATAGCGGCGGTCGAACAGGTCGAAGAGCTGGGCGCTTGTCGGGCCGGTGATGCGCTGCTTGCCGTAGTCGTCCAACACGAGCACGTCCACCGCCGCCAGATGCCCGACAACGGCCTCCACGGTCTCGCCATTGGCGAAGCGCACGCCGGAAAGGCGCTCCACCAAGGCGTTGACCGGAACGAACGCCACGGAGGCGTTGTGGGGCTTGCGGATGAACTTGGCCACGGCGGCGGCAAGGTGCGACTTCCCGCAACCGTGCGGCCCCACGATGATGAGGCTCCCGACATGGGGCCAGCTATCGGCCCAGCGCCGCGCGGTCAGGTAGGGGTCTGCGTAGCGGTCGGTCCACCCCTCGGGCTTGTTGGCGATGTAGGCGTCCGAAAACATACGCGGGATGGGCCAGAAAGCGGAGTCCTTTGCCACCGCCGCTGCCCGCAGGTCGTCTTGCGTCGCCTTCACCCAGTATGGGCACGCCGTGGCGGCTTGCGGGATCTTCTGGATCGCGCCGTCCGGCCCCGCGCGCTCTATCACCGTTCGCATGAGGCCCGTGCCATCGCAAGGGTGATAAACCACGGTCGAGTCCGTGTCGTGCTCGCGCGTCTCGCGCCCGTGCAATGTCTGGGAACCGCAAAGGGGGCAGGTCATTGGTCGCTCTCCGGGGAGGGTTCGTTGAAGAGTTCGGCCATTGTAGGCCCCTTGCTGTGGTCTTTGGGCTGGCGCGATGGGGCGGGCGCGGCGTCGCTTGTCGCGTGGATGCTGCCGAACTCCTCCCCCATCGTCCGTTCGCGTCCGCTCTGGGCGTAGGCCCAAGCGTCAAGGATGCGCTGCAACTTGCCCGGCAGTCCGGGGGTCTTTGACTTCCGCAGCCCCGCGAAGCTCTGTACGTTCTTTCGCCAGAAGGCGGCGTCTCGATGGGGGCTCTTGAAAAGCCAAGTCAGGCAGGCGGCGATGTCGGCGGCTGGCAAGCCATCAATGCGTGCGGCATCCGCCAACTCCTTGCGCATGGCCGCGACGCGGTCGTCGGTGATGACGACGTAGGGGTGGGCCTCGGCGAGTAGCCGGATGAGGGTTGGCCAAGCCGCCTCCAGTTCAGGGAACGACGCTAGGGGGTCGGCTTGCGAGCGTGGCGACGCAGTCGCCGCACCCTTGCGGGCTCGCTTGACCGGGGACTCTCTCTTACTACTACTTGTCTCTGTCTCTGTCTCTGTCTCTGTCTCTGTCTCTGTAGACGGGACATTCGTGGGACAAGGGCGGGACAACGGGACATGTCCCGCATGGGGAGGACGCGCCTGTCCCGCTGGGACATCCTTGGGACAATCGCGGGACACGCCCGCCTTGCGCTTGCGCCACTCGGCCTTGCGCTCCGACTCAGCCCGTCGCTTTTCCTCGACCTGCTCGCGGGTCGTCTGGTGGCGCGCCCAGTTGTCTTCTCCGACCGTCCAGCCTCCCTCCGTCTCGCGCCAAAGGCCAACGCCGACAAGGTGATTGGCAACGGCCTCATACTCC